CTGCCCGTGGTGATCGGAACCTCTAACCAAGATATGAAACATTGAAATTAACCCCTTGACAAAAGGATGCTGATAGTGAATAGTGTCCTTTCCTTTCCAGAGGGAGACGGCTCCCGAATAAGATAGGATGGTTATATGGCAACCTCTGTTGTCACTGCCCCACCTGTTATCCCTTCCAAATGGGAAATCATCCCGATCCACGGGTCGGACGTAGCTAGCTTCAAACGCTGCCGACGCTACTGGGATTGGACTTCACCTACGCGGAATAACTTGCGACGTAAGGTTGAGATCCACGGTATCAATTTCCCACTATGGTTCGGTACAGGCATTCATTACGCACTTGAGAAGTATTATGATCCGATTCTGCGTCATGATCCTGTTGAATCATTTAAGACGTGGTTTGAGTTTCAATGGGAGGGTGGCATCGTCGGTGCTGAGTGGCTTGATCTTCTCTATGATGTGCATCCCCATCTAGCTCATGGTGGAACTCAGCTAGATAACTATACTCAGACGTGGAAAGTGCGTGGACTGAAAGACATGCTGCCCAACGTCGAGCTAGTGCAGGATGAGATGTTGATGCACATTGACCTGGGCATTGGTATGATGGAGTTCTACAAATCGTATGCTGAACGTGTTGATGACTTCGTTGTGATTGCTGCTGAGTCATCCTTCAGTATTCCTTTGGGCTTTGAGGTTGTTGACATCCGTGAGGAGTCACCCAACTATAACAAGAAGCTTGAAGTTCATGCACGTGGCAAGCGTGACGCAGTGATCTACTATCCTGAGATGGATAAGTTCGGGATCATCGATCATAAGACTGCGGCACGAATTAATGAGGACTACTTCGCCAAGCTTGATAAGGACGAACAGTGCAGTACGTATCTGTGGGCCACGATCCAAGAGTCCAAGTTGTTCGATCTTCCGTGGAAAGATCACGTCGTTGATCGTGTAGTCTACAATGCTGTGCGTAAGAACTACCCGAAACCTCCGACCTTCACGTCTCGCGGCTTTCCGTCGCTAGATAGACAGAAGGAAGGTACCACTGCCGAGCTATTCCAAGAGGCAATCGTCGGAAATGACAACCTTGCAGATTGGTTCCGCAATGACGAGAAGGCACAGTCGTACTACACCTACCTCTGTGAGATGGGCGACTCACTGTTTATCCAGCGTGACCTTGTTACGCGCAACGCTGCCGAGATTCAGAACGTGGGTAAACACCTAGAGATGGTAGCACGTGACATGCTCAATGAACCTGCTATCTATCCTAACCCGTCCGGTGAATTCAGATGTCTACAGTGTGCATTCCGTTCTCCATGCATTGCAGCCGACGACGGCACCGACTGGCAAGGTATGCTGACTGACGGATATGAGAACAACCGTGACCGTTAATACTCCTAATGAGATAGACGAACTAGTTGCAAAGTTGCGAAAGCCTATCTTTGTATTGACAATGGCTAAAGGAAAGATGCGTACTGCCCGAGCAGAGAAGTGGGTAGCTGCTTCGACATCAGCGTGGAAAGCACGTCGTGAGATCGATGATCTAATCCATGACTACGTAGGCTACGATGATCGCTAGCATCATTCAGTTCATCCTGGATTTGTTTGCTATGATATTCCAGACGTGGTGCTATTGTGGGCCAGGGTCATGAGTCTCTTTGAAGTAATCACGAAAGAAGAATTTGACCAAGCTTCGGGCACCCCCTCGTCCGAAGACGCAGGGGTAGGTACTGTTGCCGCAGACGATAGCCACACGGCTATCTCTACCTACCCCTGCAACTTTTGTGGTCACTGTGAAACACCTGACGATTGTGCATGGGCGCACGTATGTCCTGTATGTGCTGCCCCGGCAGGTATGATCAGTACCGCAACATACTGCCGCGCAACTAACGGTAGATTAGTATCACTACATGCGGAGCGTTGGTAATCATGACGGATATCCTCCAATCAGTTTCTATTATCTTTTTAGCTCTTGCGATTATAATTCATGTCTTCCTAGGAAGGGGGTGACAAACATAACAACTACAGCACTACGTGAGAAGCTTGCAGTCCAGCACCCGGCTGAATCAATCAGTTGGATTAACGCGATGTTCTATGGTGAGCCAGGTGTGGGCAAAACTCACCTGCTTGGAACTGCCGCTGATCACAAAGAGACAAGTCCTCTACTGATCATCGACATCGATGGGGGTATTACTACGCTCCGACATCGTAAGGACATCGATGTGATTCAGGTACGCTCAGTCAATCAATTGATCGGAGCATACCGTGACCTCTATGACGCGATCCCCTCCGATGGTAAGAAGTTTCCGTATGGTACAATCGGTATCGATACGTTCTCCGAACTTCAACAGCTTGATCTTGTTGAGGTAATGAGAGAGTTCGGCAAGATGAATGACAAGATCGATGTTGACGTACCTGACCAACGTGGGTATGGTAAGAGTGGAACGCATATGCGTAAGCTTGCAAGAGCATTCCGTGACCTACCTTGTAACGTCGTCTTTAACTGTCACTCTCAGTCCGAGCGTGATAACAATATGAGAATGATATATCAGCCGAAGCTTGTAGGTAAGCTACGGATTGACATCCCAGGGTTCCTCGATGTGGTAGGATACTACAGAACGGAGAGTGAAGATGGAGTAGTCAACAGGTATCTCCAATTTCAAAAGACCGAGAGTACCATTGCAAAAGATCGCACCGGAGCATTCGATGCGATCGAAGTTAATCCTACCATTCCTTCACTGTGGGAAAAATTGAAAGGAACAAACGCATGAGTGATCAAGAATTCGATGGCATGGTTGACCTGACAGGTTCAGATCCTAACGCTATCGGTTTCCCGGCGATCCCCAGTGGTACGTATGAGGCCCATGTTGCAAAGGCTGAGTGGAAGACCACGGAGAACATCGACGGTAGCAAGGCACTTCCTCATGGTACTTCCTACCTCGCACTTGGTATCCAGGTGAACGAGGATGAGGAAGAGAGAAACGGTCAGAAGGTTGCTAACGTGTATGCCGGATGGACGAACCTCTTTGTCCCACCTGCGGACTACGATGCAACCAAGGCACAGGCCATGAAGAATCGTATGGCGAACTTCCTCACTGCTATCGGTGAGGATTGGGAGAAGAAGAACTACAAGATTCCTCCGACTGATGATCTTGTCGGACAACAGGTTACCGTTGTTGTTCGTAAGAAGCATGACAAGAATCAGGACAAGGACGTGAACGAGATCGAAGGATTCAAGGTCGCTGGTTCGTCACAGCACTCCGAATCCGGCATGTTGGTCTGACCTAAGCAGCCGGTATACAGGGGGTGTGGTCGAAAGACTGCGCCCCCTTACCGTCTCCCCATTTATGGCTGCTGTGGAAACTCAGGCGACACTACTCGCCTTCTTTGATTACCTCTGGTCGAAAGATGAGGGGTACGTTTGCATTGCCGTAACTAGGCCACCCGCTCGACGCGATACGTTCCATGAGGAATTCTTTGAGTGGCCGCGACAACGTAAAACTATGGTGGACTTCATCGACAAGATGACACCCACACACAATGTGTATTTCTGTGTGAATGTCATGTCGAAGACCCGTCGTAAGAAAGAGAACGCGATCCCGCAGAATTTAGTGTGGGCTGATCTGGATTCATGTAGGCCCGATCAAGTAGATATTCCGCCTCAATGCGTAATCCAATCGTCACCTAATAGGTACCAAGCTATATGGCGTATGGATCAGAAGGTTGATCCCTCTATAGCTGAACAGTACGCCAAGCGTATCGCGTACTACTATGCTGACCTCGGTGCTGACAAGTCGGGTCACGATCTTACGCAGCTACTTCGTGTGCCTACTACGCACAACTTCAAGTATCAGCTTGACGAGGTTCCTGTAGTCGAACTCGTATCGATGCTTGAGGACTTACTACCAGTTGATCTATTCGCTGGACTCCCTGTGCCGGTCGATAGCGACGAGAACGTTCCCGACCTCGCACTGACCGAAGACCTGCCTACAGCCGAAGCAGTTATCTATCGCTATCAAGATCAGCTACGTCCTACACCGTTCGCTCAATATTACTCCGAGGAACCAGCTAGCGATTGGTCGAAGGTTCAATGGCGACTGATCAATATGTGTCTCGACGTAGGGATGACGAACGAAGAGACATTCGTGATAGCCAAGTCTGCCAAGTGTAACAAGTATGGACGAGACGCTAGACCTGA